GCGGCGCATACGGCAAAAACAAGGCTATGCATAGCATCATCCGGCTGCTTAGGGTGGTGATCATATATAAGCTCCTGCCCGTACAAGCCGTCCCTCACCTCAATATACACGTTTAGCAAATCTTGCATATACTCAGACATATCCTCCCACTGTGGAAAGAGTATTTTCCCTGCCTTTAATTGTCGAATAACTAAAGATATAACATCTGAGCGATGCAGCACCCATCTGTTCTGTCTCCAATCATAAGTACCGGCTTCAAAATGTTGAATAACTTTTGTTCTTCTGTATGCAGCCAATTGCGATCTTTGCAAGCTAGTTAATTCACAAAGCTTAATACCTCTGATCGGATCAGGGCCACTATCGGACACGCAGAACGCGTTTACGCTATTGGCTTTCTCTGCGATATCTTTAATGTGTGCCTCATAGTCGTAACCTTTGTAAACTTTAGCAAAGAACACTTCGTACACTCCGTCGGGTCTCATTGCTCCAAGTGTTGCGACTGTTCTGGATTGTGACATGCTTACCCCCCAATCAACTCCCATAGTATACACTCTATACTTAGTCTTATTCTTGATTAAAATATTTAAAGTATTATCAGAGGATGACGCATACTGATTTCCAAGCGTACAGGCTCTGACCAGTTCTTCCTGTGTTATAGGCTTGGACCCAACATCATAGGTAAGTCCAAACGTTTCGTTCATTACCACACGAAGATCATATCTTCCGCTGTGCACTTTTTCATATATTTCCTTCCACTCTTTAGGATCCTCATTAAAGTGAGGCAGCAGTGGTTGCGCTAGATGATAACCTGTTAAAAGCGAGCTTCCTGGGTTCATGCTCACCCATTCTCCATGTCTGGAATTTAAAACCTTAAGACATTTGGAGCAGCTGAATCCGTGGGGTTGAATCATCAACAACGGCTCGTTACCTTCTGTTAAAGAATTCCAATGACCACAACCCTCACACTTCATCATCCATTCAAGCTGATTCGATGACTTCCATATTCTATGAATTGTGTTGGTTGAGTCCAAAGGAGTTCCTGCAAAAATTTCCCTTTTATAAGGACTCATTGCCATAGTTTCTTGAATAATTGGAATCTGATCATACTGTATATCCTGCACTTCATCATACACCAAACAATCTACAGCCGGGCCGCGTGTTCGCGTGGCGTCATCACTTACATATCTAAACAGCACACTACTATGCGTATCATCCAATATTTTTTCAAAAACATCATTTTTAAACCAACCTTTAAGAAGGATATTTTTTATTTTTGGGCTATCAAATCTCGGGGGTATATAGTTACTTGAGAAATATTTGGTAGTTAACTCCTGAGGCCCAACATACATCATTTTAAAGTAGTTCCACCTAATTAGATTTAGACAAATAAAATTGCTAATTAATGTGGACTTCAATGTTTTACGACTACATTTTAAGATTAGCTTCTGAGGCATATGGTCGTAAATATGCTTCAACATCGGGAAATCATCCAATTTTTGGAGCCTCCCCTCATTGTCATACAGATAATTCTCGACAAAATGAGATGGAGGAAGTACCGAAAACATCAGCTGTCGGGCGAGAAACGTAGATTTCGGACTTTTTTTCGAAAGCAGTTTTTCGATAGTTTCTTTAACACTATCATGGGCCATCATAGGAGAAGTAAAAATTATAATAAAAAATCCGCAAAATATGTTGCTGCTGATTTATTTAGGTTTGTAGATACATCTGTAAACCTAGTCTTCAGTATCTTCAATACAGAAATAACAAGCAAGAATAAAAAACACTATAGAGTCTACAAAAAGAAATAGTTTATGCTATAATATTAGTATTATGAGCAGAACTATTAGAAAATACGCGATTCGCGATAGACGTAACAGGTATAAGCGTGTCGAAAAGCTGAAGCTTGAAGACAAGTATTATACTGACGTAGCTAAATCTCATGACCGTAAAATCCGCAAAAAAGGGTTACAAGAAGACGAAATTGACGAACAGTCTAGCGATAGACACTAAAAAGAGAGGTCGACCCAAAGGGTCAAAGAATAAACCAAAAAAACCCATCACCCCTGCGGTGTGTGAGGTAGTTAAAAAGAGAGGTCGCCCAAAAGGAGCGAAAAATAAACCTCGAGTTGATCGGCTTTGTGTTGAAACAAAGTCTACCGCAGTTAAATTGGTAAAAGCCAAGCCGGCCAAACCGCCGGAGGCTTATGAGCTACTGTATGCGCTTGCGCATTGGTTAGAAAAGAAAATGCATCCAAGCGAGATGCAATACTATAGAAGCAGAGCAACCAAACTTGGCTGCTCTATACAACAGGCAGTTATTTCAGACATTCTAGGTTTTTTTAATGTGCAAGACCTAGAAATAAATAAACAAATTAAAAAAAACAACTTCATAGCCACTACTAATCATGAACTTAATGGAAAAAATTAAAAACTATCATAGCGCAGCCTACCCTGCACTATATGTAACGACTCACGAAGAAACTCGATTCATGCGGGATCTGCTTTCGTATTGTCAAAAATATAACAACCTCTGTGATGAAAAAGATTTAACAGAAGAAAAAAAGCAGGAGAATCATCTCACTGTTAACATGTGGGACGCTCAGAATGGGCTTCAATTTAAATTTGGAATCCATGAAAAAGCTTACCCCGAAACCGCTGAGACTAGTAACTTATTAAAAAGTATACAGAGCTACGACAAGGGAAATACCATCTTTGTATTAAAAGATTTCCATCTTCATGTAGACAAAGTGAAATCTGTTCGCCTGCTTAGGAATGCCTGGAATAGATTGAAGGGGCGGGGTAATATGATTATATTTATAGGGTACAAGTATGCTCTTCCTCCAGAATTGGAGAAAGAGGTGCAGGTGCTCGACTACTCTCTCCCTGACGCGGCATCTATTGCCGAGCGCCTTGATTACATTATTGCCTCTGCAAATGGCGCAAGAAAAGCCAGAAACATGCCTGATCTTGAAATTACCGAAGAGATCAAAGAGGGTGCAGTAGAGGCAGCCAAAGGCATGACTCATTGCGAGGTAGAGAACGCCTTCTCAATGGCTTTTTGCTGTTCGAAGAAATTTGACAGCAAATTTGTTGAAACAGTGTTTCAGGAAAAAATTGCCCAGTTAAAGAAGGGAGGCCTGTTGACCTATATGACTCCTGATATATCTTTTGATAATGTGGGCGGTTTGAACGGCTTAAAAACATGGTTAACCACTCGCAAGAAATCCTACAGTAAGGAAGCCAGGGCATACAACCTACCCCTACCGAAGGGCATGCTCCTGGCTAGCGTTCCAGGCACAGGCAAATCATTAATCTGTAAGGCTATTGCCAAAGAGTTTGACTGTCCTCTGTTTGCGCTAGATATTGGCAGCGTGTTTGATTCGCTGGTAGGCAACAGCGAGAAAAATATGCGCGAAATTATTAAAACGATTGAAAGTATCGGCAAGTGCGTGATATTAATTGACGAGATTGAGAAAAGCCTCAGCAACAGTGCAGTCTCAGGCTCAGGTGACAGTGGTGTAAGCAGCCGTATTTTCGGCACATTTCTTACATGGTTAAACGACAGGAATAATCCTGCATTCATTGTGGCCACTACAAACAATCACACATTACTGCCTGCCGCGTTAATCCGCAAGGGCCGTTTTGATCAGTTGTTTTGGCTCGACCTGCCAACGTCAGATGAGCGCAAAGAAATATTTAATGTTGTAATTAAAAAGTACAAGAGAGATCCAAAAGACTTCTCGATAAAGACGCTTGTAAACGGTTCAGAAGGATTTACTGGCGCCGAGATTGAGGAGGTATTTAAAGACGCGTTATACAAAGCGTTTGACGCTGGAGAAGAGATCAACGACTCTCATGTCACCGACGTGCTCGCAGAGTTCATTCCGTTCTCTGTGTCTCACGAGGAAGACCTGAAGATAATGCGCAAACAGGCGCAAGGAAAGCTAGTAATGGTAACCAGCAAAGGAGATCCTATTGCTGATGTAGAAAAGAACATGCGTAAACTCAGTATCGCGATAGGTCACGAAGAATAAACAAATAAAATTAAATTACTATGAACAACGAATATAAAATCACAGAAACACTGCAAAAGTACTATGACAAGGTTTTCCAAGACGGGAAACTTGTGAATATCCATATCGGTATGTGGGGCATGAGCTACAACCTCACCGAAGAAGACATCAAGCTGGACAACAAGCTGCCAGACACGATTAAGTTAGGCAAAAAAATGCTTATTAAACCTGCAGTTTATAACAAGTTTAAAAGCATGGAGCAGAGGATCAGAAAGTATTTATACAGTAATTCTTTTGATTTTCCTCTGGTGAGCCAGGCTCACTTTGTACCAAAAGTAAAATATTTGGAGGTACATAAAAAATTAAATGAGTATCGTCAAGAGTACATGCAGATGGTGGAGGAGTTTATTGAGAAGTACGACGACTACAAGAAAGAAGCCATCGAATACTATCAGCAACACAAAGATACTGTGAATGTTGATGATCTTGAAAAATACTACCCATCAAAGGCAAATGTACAGGCTAAATTCTACCTGGACGTTGTATCTTTTGAGATTGCGCTACCTGCAGAGTTCTCACAGCTAAATCTACAAGACGAGATTGTGCGCGAAGAAAACAATCAGGCCGCAAAACAGAAAGCGTTGCTGACGTACAAGCAGGAATATAATAATCAGATTAACACCCATATGAGCAAGATTAATGCTTTTGTGGGCGAAGTTACTGCAACCCTACGTTCAAAAGTGGCGGAGCATTGCTCTGTGGCGCTTACCAAGATTAATAAAAAGGAAGTGGTGTCTGACAGCAACATCAAAACATTACTCAAGCATATCCAGGATTTCAGAGAAATGAATTTCGTGGACGACAAGGCTGTAGAGGCCGAGCTGAGTAAAGTGGAGAAACTGCTTACCGGAGACCATGACTTTGAAAAAGACAAAAATGCGATTACTTTACTGCAACAGCACCTTACGTCTGTAGTCAAGGAAGCTGCCTCTCTCACAGATCAGGCGAATATCTCTGGTGAGTATTTTAGGAAACTAAGCGTATAATGTTTAACAATAATTCTAACGACGGATTAAAAGACCCTCCTGTTTACGATTTGCTAAATATCAAATTCAGGGGAGACTCATTCAATATTGTGCTTCCATATTGCGAGGTCGCCAACGGTCATATTATGTCACTAGATAATGGTGTTGTGATTATTAACGTTGAAGATGAAAGCAAACAGGAAGACGTAAGGATGTCTTATCTTGAGTTTGTAAAGGTAATTGAGACGACGTTTGATACGAAAGAAATAGTCAAACTGGCTGTGCAGCCCGCAGGAGCCTACGAAGAAATTGAAATATTATGAGTCATTGCGTAAATATCAAAACACAGTTTAAAAATATTGAAAATCTACTAAACCAGTTCATAAAAGCAGGTTGGACTATTGAGCTAAATGCCAAATGCGTTTCCTACCCCGGAGATCCTAGAAAAGATGAAATTCACAAGTATGTGGCAAAAAATCCACAGAAAGGTGGGTTCGATGTGGGTATAGATCTGGATAATGAAAATAATGCTTATTTTGTTTGCGATTTTTGGGATAGCTCTATAGAAAAACAGCTAGGCTCAGGCATGACTAAAATTAAACAAGGTTATGCTTTGGACCAGCTAAAACAAACACTGCAAGACGAAGACCTTGAATATCAAGTTGAAGAGCTTGCGACAGGAGAACTAGTAGTAACTGCAGAAAGATAGAAATATGACACTGACCACAGAATCAAAATTTGAATTAATGCGCTCAAAAATAGCCAGGTCTTTAAAAGAGACCTTGTTCAAAGAATCGCTTACTCCTGAAGGAGAAAAGCCTGTGCGCATGGAGTTGCACGTTCCATACAATCAGATTCGACCTGATGACGAAAGCGAAGATACCGCTACGGCCACGGTTACATATGTAGTCTGGTGTCCTAGCGAAAAAAAGCATACGGTAAACATCAAGTTTAATTACGATAAACACGGAAGATTTATCAGGAACTCTATGGTTTATGTCTAAAAAAATAGTATTTAAAATTAGTAAAGATGGCGATGTGCTGGTTGATTCTGTAGAGGGCTATGGAAGCTCCTGCCTGGATGCCACCAAAATGATTGAGAAGGCACTGGGTAACTCAGATGAGAGCACCAGGAGCTTTACCGAAGAATATAATGAACCGGTAGAGCAGGAAAACAGTGAGCGTATCAGCCACTAATGAAAACAGTTATATACGTAGACAAAAACGGAAACGTCAGCGGGCTGGCTGACGATGTGATTGATAAGTTAAACTCGTTAGGTAAAAAAGAAGTGATTCGGGTATCTAACGTAGAATTCGATCACGCTACCCAAGCCTGGGTGGCAACAAGCCTAGCAGGCACGGTAATTGCTACCAGCCCAATAAGGAGTGAGGTAATCGACATGGAACGAGATTACCTAAATAAAAAAATAGAAGAGAGCTTCGCAGCTTCCCTCTAAACCCACAACAACCCAGCAGGTCCGACCCCTGTTGGGTTGTACATTTTATATGCAGAGACTATTAATTGAAATATTGTATTGTGACCTCAGAGGTCGACATGAAGGAAAGGTGTCCGTAGTAGAGCTTTCTTATGATGAAGGTATATACAAAGTATTAACTCACGGGCTGCGCGCAAATCCTGAGAAACATCAGTTGAGACTACCCGTCAGTAAAATACGCCTAGAGTCTGAGTATGAGGATAACGCCTCCGCCATGTTTAAAGCAATTCTCACAGAGAAGCAAAAGATAGGCTTTAGATTTTTGGCTGACGGAGAAAAGCTTGCCGTGCCTTATTTTAACGAAATTTTTAAAGACGCGGATCGTACTAAAAAAAACAAAAGCACATCAAAAATAAACCAAACAAATCAAGTCGAAGAATTTAGAAAATTATCAATATGAAAAAATCAGGAAGCAAAGCATTTGCACAAAATTTAAAACGCCTAAAGGGAAAAGGGGCCTGGGCCGTGAGGCCAAATGGTATTCCTTTATTTTTTGGGTCGATAAATAATATACCTCGGGGATTTACGGCTGAACATACAGTTAAAACCCAGTGTACAGTTAAACTCCAAAGCAACAGCAAATAGATATGAAATTCCTAGCATTCAGCGACCAGCATCTAGAGAGTAAACTCTATAATATTCCTGAGCTTGAACAGGACAATCGAGATCTGTTTCAGATGGTCATCAACAAGGCTGTAGAGCTTGATGTGGACTATCTGATCAGTGTTGGCGACCTATTCGACAACAATAGACCTAATAGTGAAACAATTCGTTTCGTAAGCAAGGAATTAACCAAGCTGCGTAAGGTTACGCCTATAGCTATTGCTGGGGACCACAGCAAACCTATCAATGGGGCTACATGGGAGCGCGTATGTGGCTTTCATGACATCAACAGTTTTGAAGGCTTTGTTGGTGTAGACTATAGTGATAATCCTAAGGATGTAATCGAGCTAATTAACCATGAGTTGAATAAGCGTAAAAAGAACACTGTGAAGTGGGTATTCATGCATCAGCAGGTTCCTGAGCTATGGCCCTTTTGTGAAGACAAGAAAAAGATTAGCATCAAAGATCTGGATCTGTCTAACCAGTGTGAGAGCATAGAGGGCATCCTGCTGGGCGACATTCATATTCGTAGAGAGATGAGCTACTTCGACAACTCTTGTAACAAAGAGCTGTTCGTGGGCTATTGCGGCAGCCTTGGTGTCACTGCAGCTAATGAGACAATCAAACCAGGTTTGTACTACTATGATGAACAAAAGCTTTCTACTGTAGAGTACACTTTACCGAGAAAGTACTTAACCCTTGAGGTTCATGATGATATAGCTCCAGAGAGTGATTACCTCAAGGAGCTAAAAAATAAATATGAAATATATCGAAAAGAAGAAAAACGTCCTGTATTTCTGGTAAAGATCTACAAAGGATCAGAAATAGGAAATAATCTTAATTTTCTCTACGACCTGGGCTATGTACGCATGACCAAGGTTAAAGAGGATAAAGAGGGTAATGAGGAGATGGTCAACATCAGGTCAGAGCTTAAGACAATGGATAGAATTGAGGCTGTTCTTAAACAGATCACCTCTTCTCTACCAAACTCTGAACTGGTATTTGACCTGGCTAGTAAGCTACTAACAGAAGCGGACCCTAAAATGGTACTTGATAACTACAAAGCAACAGTCTATGGAACCGTATAACATTGCAGCATTAAATAGATTACCAACGCCGCTAGTACTAACAGTAGTAATACTAGCTTTGTTGGCTTTCGCAATTCACTACAAAGTACACTAGTATGACATACATATTAAATATATACATAAAAGACAGGCGCACCAGGAGCGGCAAAAGAATTGTTGGCTCGTATGAGTACGACAGAAAAGATAGGGAAAGTATGTTGAGAGAAGTAAAAGAATTATACCCAGCATACAAAGCAGAAGACGGTTATACATTTGAAATAATAGAACCATCGTAATATGTTCAAAAAACTAACTCAAGGTCGTCGATGTAAAAAAAATACAACGCTCGCGGTGCTACGGCACGCCCTTGGCCCCTACGAGGGAAAGGGGGAGATATTTGCGACTACAGTCAAATGCTCCGTGTCATGGGTCAAAAAAGCCTCAGCGGGAATTCGTGCAATTACACCAAAGACAGCACACAAAATTGCGTGCGCAGTCGGAGTTTCTGAAAATTGGCTGATGGCAGGCGACCCCAAGGCACCAATCTTAAGTCACGATAATATTACACCGTTCACGGAGCAGTTTTATCATTCTTGGAGGAAAATTAAAATCAAGCCTGTCGATCAGATTGATTCGAGGGTTACGGCAAAGTGCATCACTGATTTACTTCACTCTGTGTTTGCAGGAGTTGAGAAGGGGCAGAAAAACACCGCAGTTAATGACTTATGGAAGTTTTCTAAGATAATGAAAGATAGATACGGGGTGCCCGGAGACGCCAGGCTGGCTACCCTGTTTTACTGCGAAGTATACGACTGGGTAAAAAATAACAATGGAAACGCTATTTAGCGGATATGTTAAGTTTCCTGCAAAGGAAGACTTTGACATGCAGACACTGGATAGAATGTACGGGCTCCTAGGTTCGATAGAACAAGTCGAAAAAGACTTTGATATAGAGTTTTCGTGCGGAGATGGTAAATATCTTTCCGACATAGAGAATGATATGGAAGAACTAGATCTGTATGACGGATATGTGTGCCCCTTACATCCTCCAAGATACAGAGATAACCTCGTAAAGTTCAGCTTAAACAAAAATTATCTTTTTGAGGTAAAGAGATACGGCAAAAAAGAACCCTATAAGCTGAGGTTCTATATCAACAACAAAGAAAGAACTAGAAGAGTTGAAAGATGAAAAACGAAACTGCAAAAGATTCTTATAATTTTGAAGATTACGATTGGGAAAATGTCGAGGACTTGGGTTTACCAGAGTCTGTATATTTATTTAGCGAGTATATTAAATTTCCCGCCTCAACACAGCACAATATAGAGGCAATAAATAAACTAATAAACATAGTGGGTTCGATTGAGCAGGTTGAAAAAGATTTTCGAATTGAATTTTTTCGAAAAGATGGAGAGGTATGCTTTGAAGCTCCTCCTAGATTTATACCTGGCCGTAGAAAATTAAAAGTAAATGAAGATTATCTTTTTGAGGTCACCTTATGGCTATATGATGGGGATCTTGAGCAATCTATGGTGAGGATTACAATTAACGAAAAAGAACGGTGCCTGAGAGGCCCATATATACGATAGAAATGAAAAACCCGACGCTTAAACAAAAAATACAGGAATATGAAAAGTTCCTGCACAACATCAATCTAATGATGATTGCAGGCAGCAACAAGGGTATCAAACAACTCTTGGAGAACGCAGACAATTGGAGCTATGCTCACAGGATAGGTAATGGTACCTACTCTGAAAAAGAGCAGCAGGAAATAATCAACAAGGCATTTTGGAAACTCAATGCTGTCGATAATTAATATGGAGCATAAAATAGCAGTAAAAAACTATGAATATGAGTGCGGTGAGGGCTGTTGTAGTGAGTGGGGCAAAGAATGGTACGTAGACGGAGAGTTTGTGCACCGTAGCCCATGCGAAGACAATGGCTGGATGGCGGTTTTAAAAAAACTAGGAATTAACGCAAAATTAGTAGGATTAGACGAACAAGGAGAAGAAGCTTGGGAACTTTAATATGAATGACACAGAATTTGTTAACCACGTTGTAAGTTACGTTCACCATTACTTTCGCGACGACTATCTACTGTTAGAAGTCGTGGCAGAGGCAGTCAATGCTGCACTAATCAAAAAATCCACAACAGAAGAAAAAGATGAAACAACAGCAGCCTGAAATCGGAAGTAAAATAAAATTCAAGGGAGTCAGCGTTTTCTTTTGGTACAAAGATATCAAGGAAGACGCTTGTAATCTGTTAAAGATAGGAGAAGAGTACACAGTGGCCACGATAGAAACAAATTCTAGCTGGACTTCTGTGACTTTAAAAGAAGTCCCAGGCAAGAAATTTAGCTTGAGCTGGTTTGAGGTAGCAAAACCTATGGAACAAAATAAAGTGTTTACAGTCAAATTGGCTAGGCAGGAAATACTCAAGCACCAGGAAGCCTGCCAGAGAATCTACGACGACCTGGCTAAAATGCTGGAGGTAGAAGACGAGGTGGCTCACGACTTTCTGCATGACGCTGTATACAACAGCCCAGACCAAGAAAGTTTCAATTATGCTATGAGCTGGTTTGAGACCAAGATGCGAGAAGCTAAAGAGCGAAAGCTAGAAAGACAGCTTGAGGAGAGCTCCAGCAGAGTTGAGCAGGCGTTAACACACATCAAGAAACCATACACCAAACTAGAGATTATGGACATGTGGCTATCTGGCAACTTTAACGCCGAGCTGCTCATGCACCACGCTCTACTCGAACTAGCTAAAAAATAATATGAGCGACTGTTTAGCTCTGTTTAAAAAAAAACATAAAGAAGCTATCAAAAGTATCAAACGCATGATTGACGTTGATGCTCAAAAATACGACGATGAATACAAAGCAGCAGCCACGCTCTGCAAGTTCATATACGATAGCGCGGACAGGTATCAAATGCTACATGAACCTGAAATGTTCAGCGGCTTCTACAACAATGCTCAGGTTTTCGATCAGTTGTGTAATAGTATATACCACTCACTAACTGACGATGGAGATATCTCGTTCGTGCAGGTTAACAATCACTGCCCTGTGATTGTATTCGCTAATCGCTGGGAGCTTAAATCAGAAGATCTTATATCAGAGCAGGAAGAAGCAATGTATGAGAGATTGAATGCGTTTAAGAAAGAAAAAGGGCTCTCTCCCCACGAACACAATATCGTATTCTTTGATGATGCCTACAACTATATTGAAGCAGTTAAACAATATCGTACAGACTCAGAGATTCAGAGTAAGCGATTTGAAGAATGGAAGAGGCTGAACAAAAAATTAACTGATAGAGAGAAACCTAATCTAAATGAAGTTGAATTCGGAACACCACACTTAAAAAAAGAATAATATGGGACGCACAAACTACAAACTAACAGACGAACAAAAGAAAGCATTAGACAAAATTGCTGAAGACATTATCAATGAAATTGAATCACGATTAAGTGATGATGTCGGAGGCATTCTAGATCCATATGATATAAACCAAACGATGGACAACAACAAACTTACCGCAATGCTGTGGTATATTGGAGATTGTATCTCAACTTGTTAAAGAAGTATGAAAACTAGACTAGATTTAAAATTTGAGCAAATCCACTTCATAGACAGTTGCATTGTCAATCTGAAACACCTGGAGCGATATACTCAAAAGTTTGAAGACCCGGGTGAACAGGAACTGCTGGAAGACATACTTAAAACTTTAACCTGGCTCTACAGTCAGCAAGAAAGGGTTACAGATGAGATTAATGACTTGAAGGGCTACCCACACTATGAGCCAAAAACATAAAGATATACTGCAAGCAAAATTGAATCAAAGTCATTATATAGGCACTTGCATTCTCGACCTGCATCGCTTGTTCCGACACACTAAAAAGATAAAGAATTCTAGCGAACAAGAATTGCTGGACGATATATTTAAAAGCATAGACTTGCTTTCTATAGATCAGATGAACGTCAACGGTAAGATTAGAGAGCTGAGATATCGTGGATGGAATATATGAACCAGACGCCTAGCGAAGAGTGGGCATTCTATGAGAGTGGTCTAGTTGCGCAAGGATGCCTGGAAAACATAGATGAATATATGAGTGAAGCCATTACCAGATACGGTAGACTGCTTCTATCTAAACAAAGAAACCTTATGAGTGAACTAACTGAAGGAATTGAAGAGCTGGCTAGAACCAGAAAATACAACACACTAGTAGAAAAATATCCACTATTATTTGAACGCTCAGAGCAAGACAAGGCGCCCTTTAGCTTGTTTGGTTTTGAGTGTGACCTTGGGTGGTACGATATTATTGAAGGCCTGTGTAGCTCTCTGTATAGAAACTACAGAATGGTAAAAACTAGACTAGAGTGGGCAAAGATAAGGTTAAGTGAAATAGATTCAAATCTAGGTCCTTATTTTAAGACAAAAGAAGAAGCTCAAGAAAAGCTCAGCAAAGAGATATCCGACCTGTCGTTAGAGCTGGAAAGAGAACATCACAATTTGCCTATTGTAGCACAAATTAAAGAAAAATTCGGCACACTCAGATTCTATATAGACTTCAGAGAAGGTGCCACAAATTCAGCAATAGCACGAGTGCATGCGCTAGTGGATTTTGCTGAGCATATGACGCAGGTAACCTGTGAGCAGTGCGGAAACAAGGGTAAGACTTATGGCATAGGGTGGAATAAAACCTTGTGTCATGAGCATGCAGTAGAAAAATACGGAGAAACTAAAGTAGCAGAATTCAACAAAACAGAGCTAGAATAATCATGAAATACTATATTAGAAAAGCAGAATCAGCTAGAGTAACATACGCAAACAAGCCAGTTGAACTAGATGTCGAAGAGTTTAGGAATTTAGCAAGCAACCCATATACCGGAGATACACCTGAAGAGTTTTTGGAGTATATAATGGGTATGCGCTGGGATGCCGAAGAAGGAGAATTTCCAGATGATCTAGATTTTGAAGTTCAGCAAAATCTAGAAAAGTTGTTCACAGGCAGCATGGAGGAAATATATAACTCCGCCTCTGAACAAGACTCCGCTAGACTGGAGCTGGGAGAACCTAACGAGAGATACACCGATCACGGCGGGTTTGATATACAGGTAACTACAGAATAAAACAACATGATAAGCACAGGAAGACCAGGAGACAGTGATCCCAGGCATGATGAGGCAGAACCTGACATCTGTGAATTCTGTAATGAGTTTATGGAATGGGAAGACAATGCTGACTATGATCCAGAATCAGGCAGGGTAGTGTATTGCGGTGGAAATTTTATTTGCACTAATAAAAGTTGCCCTGACAAAAACAAAGATGAGTAATCTTACAGGAAGATGGAATCACAATCATCCTCCTAAGCAGCCGTCTAATTTTGAAGTATTTAAAGACGGAGAATTAATTCATTCAGGCACATATCGAGAAGGTATGTGCCTGATTGCTGCATCAGAGAAGGATCAACTAAGAGAGCGTGTACGCACTGCCCTGGAAATAATTGATGAGAGCGTTGCGTGCGCAAGCACCAGAAACAAATTGAAAGGACTATTACATGGCTATATTAAGTAAAGAAGGTGTGACTCCAGAGATGGAGTTTAAATGCGTAGACTGTGGAGACACCACCACAGGAGGGGACATTAGCAACGGAACATATCTGTACATTGTCCACAGAAACAAAGAAAACCCAAGCAAATCACTCTTTCGTTGCGAATGCTGTCAGGACGATCGAGACGACCAAGACTAACATGAATTCTGAATACGAACTTAGAGAAAAACTTAGAGTTATAAAGGTTTGGGCGGAGCATCTCATTGAGAACAGTCGTCCACCGGAAAGCCCTGCTGGGGAGTCTGCGTACTATTGCGCCAAGGCTTTCCTTCAAACAGAACTTAAGAGCATTGTAACTGAAGAAACACATAAATAATATGGCTGACAACGAATTGACGGAAGATCAAATTAAAGCTATCAAATGCGCGTTTATGGATTTGCGTGGATCATACCATGCATTTGAAACCATGGACCTGCACGGACACGACTGGAAGGGGCATAAAGAAACCATCCTTGAATTCATGGACGAGTTTGACTTCCTGAGAGAAATGGTAGACTCTGCATTTGTATCTGGAAATGATTAGTCTACAAACATTACACAAAGCAACTGCTCAGGAAGTATTTGACCAGGTTGCATCACATCTGCTAACCCAAAAAAATAAAAGTCAAGATGAGGAGTTGAGTTGTAGATACAGAGGAAACGACGGAACTAGTTGTGCCGCAGGCTGCCTCATATCTGACAGCGAATACAATGAGCTTATGGAGGGTCAAACATGGCAAACGCTCGTATATAATAAACGCGTTCCAGAGGCTCATATGTATTTGATAGATGAATTACAGGCCACGCATGACAAGGTGGCCGAGGGTCTCTGGAAGCTTCAATTAGAGCTGGTCGCTAAGCATAACGGACTAGCTACAACCGTACTAGATAAATATGATTAAAAGAGGAGTCTGCTGCATTGTACTGGCGCTT